TCACGTTGTTGAGTTGCTGTGTGTTTGCTGTGTTGTCTGTATTTACCATGTAGAAAGAATATCACACCCTACCGAAAACACAAGATATTTTTTGCGATTAAAAAAATATTTATTTTTTGCTTGCCACGCCACTTGGCACGCATCCTGCTAAGCATATTGCGTAAAGTGCTGATATTCAACGACTTACAAAAAACGGCGGGGCGCGCCGCCGTAAGTGCTTGATTTTCAACGACTTACTTCACAAGGTAGTAGTCAAGATCTCCGTTGGCGTGAAGCCGCGTGACCCAACCCGCATGGTTGAACCAAGTTATGTTCTGCGCGAGCAACGAGGGCTTGCGCTTGGGAGTGTAGATGGAAATTATATTGAGTATAACTTCTGTTACGCGTTGGATTATGTTCATAGATTATATTATATTCTGGGTTTGGTGGTGATGGTATAGAAAACGAAAAGCATGCACGCTATGATGAGGATCATTGCGCCTCCCCGTATTTGTGTTTGGCCTTGCGCGTGTAGGCGTTCTTCACGCGCATGGTGAATGATGGACGGCAAGCGGTCTTGCGAACACTGCGCTCGATCTCGCGCGCGAAGGGGCGCGTGTCGATGGTCATTATGATTTTGCTCATGTTAGTTGACTCCGAAGATGATTGCGTTTTTGCCTTTGAGGTTCAGCAACTCATGCGCGAGCGTGGTGATGCTGTGGCATAGGAGATCGAGCTTGTGTTCATGCACTTCGAGAGTTTTCTCGATTATTGTTTCGTTGCGCTTGTGCTCCTTAAGCGCGTTGCTGTGCTTGATGAGTGTTTCGAGGGCTTTGATGATTCCGTCTTGTGTGTTGTCCATAGTGGTGATGATGTTAGCGTGTTAGGGTTGAAAGGTCAAGAGTTTTTCTTAAAGTATGCGGAGATGTCTTCCGCGCTTGCAGGGCGCAAGTCGTTGAGGAAGAATTTCCCGAAGATGTCGTGATGACGGACAACGGCTTGATTGCCTTCGATGCTGACGATGCGGAAGCAACGTGTGCCAACTTTCCAGATTTGGCTTTTTTGTGGTGTTTTCTTTTTCATGTTATTAAGATAGCAGAGATGCGGTGAAAGTCAATGGATTTTTTTATTTATTTTCTCACGCGCTTTTTCCAAACCAGCGGTTCGACCCGATCAAACTGGACGAGACAGAAAAGCCCGCCCTTGTTGGTGTAGGTGAACGTGCGCGTGGCGAGCGAAGCGAACGTGCAAGCCGCCTTGTTTTTCGTGGCGAACTCGATGATCTCTCCACTCGTGTAGTATTTCTTTGTCATACATACAAGATACCACAGATGCGCAAAAATGCAAGATATTTTTTGCGATTCTGCAAAGTATTTTTGTTGACGAAAAAAAACTTTTCAACTTGGCACGCTTTATGAATGGCATAATGCATAAGTGCTTCATTTTCAACGACTTACGCCGCGCGGCGGGGCGCGTCGTCGTAAGTGCTTGATATTCAACAGCTTACACGAAAAGATTTTTGCAAAAAAAAGCTTGACACGCGCGGGGCGTGCCAAGCGTGAGAGTGTGGCGCGACTACTTCGCGGCCAAGGGTGCGACCAAGGGCTTTTCGATCTCGTCGAAGATGTTCACGTTAGGCTTGGCCCAAGTGAAAGACGTTGAGCCAGTCGCGGGATTAGTCACGCGCCAGTAGGCGTGACCGCCTTCGACCGCCGCCTTGTTGAAAGGCAGGACGATGAACACGAAGAAAGCCGCGCTGGTTACGATGAGGGTGACAAGGCTACTCATCAGAGCAACCGCCGTGGTGTATGTGTATTTATTCATTGAGTGTTTAGGTTAGATGTTTTTCTCGTCGTGTGCAAGCATTTTTTCCATGCGTTCGTGTAAAAGTTTATAGACAAGGTGCGCGTCATGCACAGCGTCAACGCAATCTTTCCTCATGCCTTCCATGAGAAAATCTTTTGCGAAGAAACGCACACCATTTGATTCGAGGGCTTTTTGTATGTTGGGAGTGATCATATTAGATGGAGAGTAAGAAGCCGATGAGGCCGATTGAAACGGCGATGAGAGTGAAGAGGGCGAAGCCCAGCAAGTCGAGGATTTGTTCTTTCATGAGATTATTTTTTATTCTTCAACTCCGCAGGCTTTGAGGAAAGCTTCTTTCTTGAAGAGGGAATTTTCACGCTTCAACATTCCGCAAAGGCTTTTTGCGATAGAGTCAACAGTTTGCTGATGTTCTCCGAACGTGCGTTCGTGTTTGAGGATTTGAGCGATTTCGATGTAGTGCTTTTTTGTCATGGTGTTATTTTGATTTATTTTGTGGTTAGGGTCAAGGGATTATTTTAGAAGTCGCGGAATCTTTCGATGCGCTCAACTTCGGAATCTCTCCAAGCGTTTTCCGATTCTTCCGTGCTATCGCCTAGGCTGTCCTCGTTGGCGGGTTCCGCCGCGAACGTGCGTAGCGCGTTGCGCTCGTCATGCTCGGTAGCGTAGTCGCTAGGCGTGTTGATGCCAACCCAGTCGTATGGCATTTCGGAGGGTTGCGGGATGTTGATGTTGTTGGTGTTGTTCATAGTTAAAGAATAGATGAGGTTGAGAAAAAACGCAAGGGATTTTTTGCGATTGTGTGAATTATTTTTGTTGATGATTTTTCAAACGAACGTTTTATTTCATGAGTTGGCACGCCGCTTGCGTAGCATGTTGCGTAAAGCGTTGATATTCAACGACTTACGCCAAACGGCGGGGCGCGGCCGCGTAAGTGCTTGATGTTCAACAGCTTAACCTATGATCGTGAAATTCGTTTCGTGATGATCAGTAAGCGCCTCATACTCAACGGCTTAACCTATGATCGTGAAATCTATTTCATGATGATCAGTAAGCGCTTGATACTCAACGACTTACGCGCGCGCGCCCCACGCGTATGCGTAAGTGCTTGATACTAAACACCTTACGACATTAACGCTAAATTCCGCCGAGCGACGAACGTGGTTTTATTGAATTCCTTAAATTCCGCCGAGCGACGAACGTGGTTTTATCTATACTACGTAAAGCGTTGATATTCAACGACTTACGCCAAACGGCGGGGCGCGCCGCCGTAAGTGCTTGATACTCAAGGGGTTACAAGGCATCGTTCGTGGTGCTTAAGGCGTTGGCTTAGCCCGAAGGTGAGAATCATCTATCACACTAGGCAAGCAAAAAGCGCATAGTGATACACTATACGCAGTTGTGTGTTATTTACCTTACCAACCTGCCATCCCAGGATCAATTTCGTTTAGGATGACGCTATCAATTTTCTTTTGCAGATCCTCGTCACTGATTATCGAGTCCAGAGACACAGGATGCAGTATCGAGGACGCTTTGAAGTCTACGACCTCAGTATCAGTATCGTCGTTAAACAGATTGAGCGTTACCATTTCGAAGTTCATGTCGCTGTCAACATAAAACTCCGCGTCGATGCTGTAATTGGTTTCGTTGAAGGTGAATGAGGTGTTTATATCTTTCATGCTTTTAATTTATCAGAGATTGATGGATTGTCAAGGGATTTTTTTATTTATTTTAGACCTCTGCGCCTCCGTAACAAGGCGCATTATCGTTGGCAACGTCCATCATCATTTGGTTAATGTGCTGATGCAGTTCGATGCTGATGCTTTCAACTTCCGTATCGGTGTCATCGTTCCAGAGTGAGTGCGTAACGACTTCGATGCTGTTCTCTTCGCTATCGAAGAGAAACTCCGTGTCGATGTTGTAGTTGGTTCCGTTGAAGGTGAATTCTTTTCTTAGGTAGTTCATATTTTTAATTTATCAGAGATTGGTTAATTGTCAAGGGATTTTTTTCGATTATTTTAGACCTTTGCGCCCTCGTAGTAGGCATCAAGGTCGCGCAGATGGCGAGTGGTGAAGCCAGCCTTATCGGTGCGCTTGATGATGCGCTCAAGCTCACGCGCCGCTTGACGCGAGGCGACTAGGAAGCTGGACGCGCTGACAGTTATGTCGAGAACGCGCGCTTTGGTTGTTTTGTTGGTTAGGATGAACGTGTATGTTTTCATTTGATTAAATTTATCAGAGTTGGGAAAAAATGCAAGGATTTTTTTCGATTAGCGTAACTTTTTTTTGTTGACGTTCCACAGGTCGCTCATCGGGATTCGATGGCATTTGAACTCGAGCGTTCCCTTGCTGGAGGTGACGCGGTAGATTCGCACGTTCACGCCTGCAAACACGGGTGCGCCCAACTGACCGATTTCTTTCGAGGTGTATCTGTTCTTAATCATGTAGACAGGATACCACAGCCTACGGAAAACACCAGAAAAATCTTTGCGGTTTTGCAAAGTATTTTTGTTGATGATACCCCCCCACTTTTTGAAAAAAAGCGAACGCTCGTTTGAATTTTAGGGGGCGGGGGGGACCGTTTTCAATCTCCTGAATTTTTCTATTAATTCATTTAATTTAACCCATACGTATAAGTCTTATATCAAATATATAGATATATAAAATATAAATTTATATCAAATATACATATTACTATTCATATGTATAAAGATATCCCTATTCTTATATATCCCCCCTACCCTTTTATAAAACCGTATAGAGAAAACACCCTAATAATAAAATAACAAATCTAAAAAATCCGCGGGGTATTTTTTTACGGATATTTTTAATTTAATCAGTTACTTGTTCTGGGTATAAGTCCACGTAATGTTCGTGGCAAAGATAACGGCGCGTTTCGTCGCCAAGATGTATGACTTCTGTGGCGCGTTTACCGCACGTGAGTAGTGCGCCAGCACTATCATTTACTGAAACGTACAACTCGCAAGTTCGGGACATCATAAATTCCATACTAATAATACTGAATAGCACTTTAATTGTATAAAAATAAATTAATTATCAATTTCTGGTGTAATTAAATTACATGCCTATCACAAATATAGGAAAAATAGTGTAATACTATATATACTGTATGAATGTTGTAATTGGCGGCGATAAAAGTTTAATTTTTGCTTCTGGAGCTAATGATATAGTAGCATTTCGTCCCGCTTTTTGGCCGACTGACGTGCCAGGTTTATCCTCATGGTTTAGTGCTGATTATGGTGTTTACACAAATACTACAACTTTAGCGCAGGATGGAAATACAGTTAATATTTGGAATAGTCGTGTGAATGGCATTACTTTATCTCAGTCCACACTTCTAAAACAGCCTAAATTTGAAAATGGTGGAATAAAATTTGATGGAGCGATAGGCTTTAATAATTCTGATATAAATTCTGATTTGTTATCTGGAACAAATAGCGCCGCTTTAATTTCCCCATTAAATTATTATGTAGTTGCTAGTGGAATCTCTGGCGCGACTACAAATGCGCCAGCACCTATAATAAAACAATCAAATAATACTATAAGTAATTCCCCCTATGTTTTTGCAATAAATAATATTAGCGTTCTTGGCGCTGCTAATACACAAAATATATCTACCAGTCTTAACGCGGGCAATACAAAAAGCGTTACCGCCTGTATTTTTACTGATAATAATAATGCAACCATAAGAAATGGTAGCTCTACACAAAGTATTATCGCGCTTGGTAACGCAAGTAATTCGGATACAACATTTTACGTTGGCGGTTTTAGTCAAACAAGTCAAACATCTTCAAACGCCTTGATGGGTACTATTTATGAAATACTTATTTATTCGGGCGTAGAGCATACCACAGAACAACAAAATTTAGTATTACAATATTTATCCCAAAAATGGGGGGTAGCATAAATTTATTTACTTTTATTAATTAGTGCGGTTTTACTTCTCATCGCATGCACAATTGCAGGTTGAACTGTTAACTTTTCATATGTCATATAAGATGTATAGTCCCATTGATGATCATATGGAAGTTTGTCTCTAAAAGTTCCTACCCAATCTGAAGCCCAATAATTTACGTACTTTTCTAAATAACGATCAGTTACATCTGGCGACATCAAATGCGATAAATAACCTATGGAAACTTCCTCTGGAACTGTATAGCCGCGTGCCTTAAGATGGTTATGAAATTCGTAAGCTAATTCTGAAGCCCTATTTATAAAATTGCGGTGACAAATCCAAAAACCACCATTAGTATTCCTAATTTCTGCTGATTGAACTCCATTTTGATACATTGCAGAACATAATGTATTATTGGGAATACCCCACCAGTCCTGCCTTTTGGTTCTATGTGAATTAACTGGACTTTCTAAAAAAGAATGCCATGGGGAACCATTCATTATTTTATCGATATCCATATGTGGGTGTCTAACAAAAAAATGATCAGCGTCTATAAATATAAAATATTCATAATCTAACTTACTAAGTTGTTTTTTTAAGTATTCAAATTTAAAAAACTGTAAACGGTCTAATTCAATAGAATCATCTAAACGGTGATTAATACAATTCTTAATTGGCTTTTCACTGAATACAATAAAGTCTTCTTCAATACCCACACCAATTGCCGAATCCACTAATGATTGGCAAATGTGATCATAATCACCCCAAGATATAGACCAATAACAAAATTTTTTCTTCATAACTTTTATTCTACATTATCTAACATATTAAATATATTTTCTAAATGAAAATTCTGATTATTAATATCACACCATATTTTTTTAGAAAATTCCCTGGTATTTTCAGACATTTCTTTTAATAAGGTTTTATTTTTAGACAATAAATTAATATAGTAATAGCATTCATTCATATTATCAAATGTATACCCAGTTCTACCATGCCATATCATATTAGAAAAATTACCGTAGTTCGGAACTACAGTAGGAACGCCAATTAATTGAGCTTCTATTATAGCGCGGCTTTGATTTTCTATATATTTATGATTAGCATTAAAAACATACAAGTCTAATTGTGACAAAAATGCAATAGAACTCTTTGCGTTCTCATTAAGTAATTCCCACTTATCTTTATTAAAGTCAAACCAGCTATATTTATTTTTTATGTTATCATTCACGCCCATAATACTAAAAAATGAATTTTTTACAGGAATTTTTTCATAAAATAACGGGAAATTTTCACTGAATTTCATTTCGTCAGATCTTGATACTTTTCCAATAATAAATTTATCTGTAGACTTTTTTTTAGGTATTTTTTTATAGGCGTCAAAATTAAAATAATTAGGCAGTATATAAGATTTATTTTTTTTAATATCTGGAGATTTATTTTCTAAGATTTGTTTATGAAAATCACTGGTAAATAAATACATGTCTATTAATCCCTCATTAAGACACTGCATTTCTTCCGGAGTAGTCCACATCATGTCATTAGACCATATAAATTTTAGACCCATTTCTTTAATTTTTAAAATGCGCCATTTTTCACTAAACAGTCTAAAATTACAAAAAGATATAGCGTACCCGTCCACCTGTTTGGGTAAATTATCCCAGTATAAAATATTTACATTATTCTCTTTTAAAAAGTTTACATTTTCTTTTTCTTTAAGTCTGAATTCGTCCAAAGGAATACAGTATAAATTATATTTATTCAATTTATTTAATCCAGTAATTAAATCTTTTAGTCTAGTATCAGCACCACCTAAATTTGAAGGCCACTGAAAAAAGAAAATATTTTTTTTCATATTCATATATTATATTTAGTAAGCCCTTTTTTTATAAATTTTTTAGATAATTATTTTTACCAAGGTGTAAATAATATTATGAGATCGAATCCGATCCACGATAAAGCGTGCGCGCTTTGTGGTCAGAAATTACCACTTAACAAATTTGCTTATGATTCGCACGGAGAATCTGGATTTTCTATATATTGTAAGTTATGCGATAAAAGAATCGCGCGCGAAAAGCATAAAGATCAAAAAAAACATAGTATATAAATTAAAAAGTGTCTATGCTCTAAAAAGTGTAATTAATAGTAGTGTTAATTTGTTATATAACATGAAAAAAAAACCTGAAAAAACCCGCGACGTTTCTCCGTATTCGGAGAAGAAAAAAACAAAAGTAACCATAGACCTGAGTATCCGTGAACTGCCCTGGACTGATAAACAAAAAGAGTTTATTAACCTTGCTTTAGATAAAGATACAAAAGTAATTATCTTAAAAGGTGTTGCTGGTACCGCCAAAACTATTTTGGCAGTTTATAGTGCCTTGCGCCTCATGAAAGATAAAAAAGCTAGTGAAATATACTACAGCCGCGTTCCAGTCGAATCCTCGGTTCATGGGATTGGCTACATTAAGGGTACATCTGAAGAAAAAATGTCCCCATATACCCAACCATTGGTAGATAAATTAAATGAACTTCTTCCAGTCCCACACGTTAAGTTTCTAATGCTAGAAGAAAGGATTATTGGCGTTCCATTGGGCTTTTTGCGCGGTCTGAACATTTCTAATGCCACATTTATTATGGACGAGGCGCAGAATTGCCGCGTTGAGGATTTTTTATTAGTGATGACTCGTATGGCTACGTTTTCTAAGCTGTTTATTTGTGGAGACGCTCAACAGTCCGATATTAGGCAGAGCGGATTCTGTACAGTATTTGATTTATTTAATAATGAAGAATCAAAAAATAATGGAATTCATACTTTCGAATTCGGAAAAGAAGATATCGTACGTTCTGAGATCCTTTCATATATTATAGAGAAATTTGAAAAATTAAAGAATCGAGTGTAATATTCTTTAATGATTAATCTTTATCCAGTTAATAACGCGACTATTACGGCTATAGATTGTGGAACACCTTCTGGTATTTCATTACCATTGTCTGGATCGATTAATATTTCAGAATTTACGAATTTAACTAGTTTTTCATGTACTGGAGGACACAATATTCAAAGTTTCACTGGAAACGTATCATGCCCTAATTTAAAATCATTAGTTTTAACTCAAAATCTTTTATCACAATTTCCAAATTTAAATAATAACACATTATTAGAGGAATTAAGACTAGATAATAATAATATTTCTGGAATAGTTCCATCATTATACGCTTTGACTGGTTTAAAAACATTAAGACTACAACAAAATAGTTTATTAAGTGGAACTTTACCAAGTTTAACTGGCGGTTTAACTGGTGTTACATCTTTTTATAGTATTGGTTGTAGTATGACTGGAAATATAGTTTTAAATAATTATAATGTTATAACTGATTATAGATGTGATAGTCAAGACGGTTCCGTAAAAATAGGTGGTACTATACCCACAATACCCAGTTCATTGCTATATTTTTACATATATAATAATAAAATTAGTGGCGGTTTACCATCAATGACTAGTACTATAAAAGAGTTTAGATGTTATAATAATTTATTAACTGGTTTTACTAATGATATTAGTAGTGCTAGTTTATTACAATATTATTATATTGGTAATAATAAAATCTCTGGATCAATACAATTGGGTCCAAAAAATAGTCAATTTAAATTCTACGATATTTCATCAAATTATATAACTGGATTTATTCCATCATATTTAAATACATGGCCTAATTTAAGATTATTTAGTTGTCAAGACAATTATATTTCTGGAAGTATTCCTACATTATTACCCACGACTATTGTAGATTTTAATTGTGGGTCTCAAAGTGGAACTGTTAAAATTACTGGATTTATTCCTCCATTAAGTACCTATACAAATTTAAATGTTTGGCACAGCAATCAAAATCAAATTAGCGGAAGTATACCCACTTTACCCGCTAGTATAACAGATTTTGTATGTTATCATAGTTTTCCTCTAACTGGTTTTATACCGCCATTAAACACTCTTGTAAATTTAGATAGATTTAATTGTGGTAATAATAGGATAAGTGGAATGATTCCAGACCTATCTGGTAATAAGAAATTAACAATATTTAAAGCTTATATGAATAATTTGACAGGATATGCTGGTACTTCATTACCCCCGACTCTTACTGAAATATCATTGAATAATAATTATTTTAAACAACCTGCTATTGATAGCTTTTTAGTAGCTCTAAGTGGGGCACAAAGTACTCTTGCTGATAATTCACCATACTTAGTTTATGGAAGTTTATTAGAATTCGATGGAACTGATATGTCATCGCCAGGAATTTCTGGACGCGATGCTATAAAATATCTTACGGGTAGAAATAACCAAGGATGGTGGCAAATCACTACGGGAATGAGCGTAATATTATGATAACAATTTATACAAATCAAAATTTAAATACGCAAGATTATACTATTTATTATGGTCAAACACAACTTAATATAGATTCAAACAAATGGTGGTTTTTATATAATTTTGATACAAGTACGATTCTTATACAACCCAAACAAAAAGCTTTGAGTATTTTAGTTAATTTCACCGTAGTACTTTCTGATACTCTAGAAGAATTAAATTCTTATATTCAGACTAATAATTTAGTTTTATCCCGTGGTTTAAGAAAAACATTAAATCCTTATATTAATTACGATTAACTATATATACCCACGATTTTGTCGGGTATATCTAGATAATCTTTTACATTATCTAATAATTTAGTAGGGCAAATCTTTTGTACCTTACGATATTTTCTATTGTTATCTGGCCAATTATTATAATTATATAAAAAAGCATATTTATACAATATGCTATTGGCATTTTGCGCATATTCTTTATAATCAAATAAATTATTATTTTTAATAATTTTAAACGTACGTTTTTCGCAATCTAATTCTAATTCCATTAATGCTAATAATTCTTTTTTATATTTTTCAGGTTTTAATAGTATTTGACTATATGTAATATCATAATCACAATATTTATTCCATACTTTAGTATCATCGCGCCACTGTAAAAAATGTGCATATTCATGAATAAGAACTCCAAACCATTCGTGGTCTTTTAATCCACCTTTCGCTACTTTAATAATAGGATTGTCGTTAGTGTCCATATAAAAAAGCCCAGAACATTTACTTTTGCCACCACAGTAACGTCCTTTTATAAAGACTATCTTTCCGTCTAAATCTTTTAAGTCCTCATCAATGATTTTAAGCACTTCATGTGTATTAAGCGACATCGGTAGTAATTTACACTGTAAAATTATAAAAGAGTTAACCAAAAGAGATTTTTGAATTTCTTGTGTAAATCAGTAATAATAAGTGTATGAAATATTTTTGTTCCAAGTGCGGGAAGACTACTGCATATAATTTAGACTTACCCAAGTTTTGTTCAGCTTGTGGGCAATCTTTTGCTAGCATGCCTAATAAATCCATTACCACTAGTATATATAAAAATGAATTAAAATTAAAGGAAAATAAATATCCCGAAGATGATGTTCAAAATAATCAGGTAAATTCTAATATAAATTTTAAAAATATAAAACCCGCATTTACAATCGACGTATATAAACCACATAATGAAACTTTTGGATCACTAATAGATAATCCATATAAACCTATAGAAAATAATGATATACAATTTAATAATATTAATAGATCAAGTGAAGAAATCCTAGCAGAATTCCAAAGGGAAGCTGGTTCTTTAAGATCTAACGAATAATATATGCCTAAAAAGATAAAAGTTATTAGGCCTACATTCGAAGACTCTATTGATATTATAGACTCAGAAATTAAAAAAAGAAAACATCGTTGGCATTTAACTGCGATTGCATGGATGGATTTTGAAGATGTTTCTCAACGATTACGTTTACATATATATAAAAAATGGGAGAAATGGGACGAAGATCGTCCATTACGACCATGGTTAAATCAGGTTATTAATCACCAAATGACTAATATGCTGAGGAATCACTATTCTAATTTCTCAAGGCCATGTTTAAAATGTCCGTTTAATACTGGTGATTACGGTTGCTCTATACATGGAACTCAAAATAATAGTTGTAAAGATTATAAAAAATGGGAAAAAAGTAAAAAGTCTGCTTACGATGTGAAATTCCCGTTAAGTATTCATAGCCCAAATCATGAAAATCCCGAGACAACATTGGAGAGCATTTTACATGATACTGAAAATTATCTTAATATAGAAACTGTATTACCAGCATTTCATGAAATAATGAAAAAAAATTTAACTAATATTGAATGGAAAGTTTATGATTGTATGTTTTTACAAAATTTAGAAGAGTCAGACGTAGCTAAAAAAATGGGTTACAAATTGAGTTTGAAAGAGGGGCGACCAGCTTATCGTCAAATCAGTAAAATCAAATCTAGAATTTTACAAAAAGCACGCGAATTAGTAAAGGAGGTAATATGAGTGATTTGACTGAAGAACAGGGTAATAGAGTAAAAGAAATTTTAAAGAAAAATCCAGAAGCAAGTATATCTGAAATTACTGTTTATGCATATGATGATCCAACTATGGATAGTCGTAGCAAAGAGGGACGTATAGTAAAAAAATTTCTATTAGATAATAAGATTGAATATAAAAATCGTTCGGTATTTACTCGTGACCGCATTGAGCTAACAAAAGAACATAAAGAATTCATAGAAAATAATTATAAAAATCAACATTACTTAGATATGGCAAAAATCTTATTTAAAAATAATGATTTAACCCATTTAAATTTAGAAGCGCGAGAAGTAAATAAATATGTTGAAATAATTCAAAAAAAAGATCCTACATACTTGGAAATGAATACTTATGTGCCAAAAGAACGCGTTAATCCACTAGGTGAGTATTTCCCACCGCGCAGATCTGATCAAACTTTATATAGAATTAATAGGTATTTAAATATAGGATGGGAATTAGAAAAATTAAAAGCCGTACAAATTAAACAAGTCGATACTTTACAAAGGTATTTAAATACTTTTAGTTTTTGTTATCAAATCAATACTTATAGGCGAGATGATGACAGAAAATTATTTGAAGATGCCTTTATTCGTTATACTTATGATAAAGATGACTTGACTCAAGAGGAGTTGGACCAATTTATTGTATTATGCACAGAAGTAGTCACCGCTTCTACGATACTTCAACAGGTGGAGGACTTACGTCAAACATTAAGGCAAGCTAGCGAAGAGGAAGAGGGGCGTAATATTAAAATGCAACTTAACGAGGCTATTAGTAATCTACAGACTGAGTATAACCAGTGCCGTGGGCGTCAAAACAAATTATATAAATCCCTTGTAGACGATAGATCTAAAAAGATACAAGAACGTAAACAGGAGAATGCAAGTATTTTAAATTTAGTTCAAGCGTGGAAGGACGAGGAACGTCGTAAAAGTATTATTCACCTAGCCGAAGCTCAGAAACAAAATCTTGAAGGTGAGGCTAGACGCTTGTCCTCTATGGACGAATTAAAGGCAGTAATTCGAGGAATTGATATAGATGAAATGGTTCATAGCTAATATAATTATATATGGATAAGAACACAATGTATTTAAAATGTAAGGTTTGCGGAAACGAGTTTATTTCCTTTGTAGATATAAAAGATCATTTAAAAAATTTTCATAAAGTATCTGCCAAAACTTATTTTGAATCTAATTGGAGGCGTATTGATCGTTTCAATGGTGAAAAATTAGAATACAAAACCTTTGATCAGTATATAACTTGCGATTTTAAAGATAAGAAGAATTATAAAAGCTGGTTAAAAACTTTATCTAAAGAGGAATGTGGGGATTATTTTAAACATAAATTATCGCAGTATTGTGATTTTAAATATTTAGAATATGTTCCCTCCCAAGTAGAATGTCAAACAATTAATTGTTTAATTCCAGCTAGTAGTATGGAGGGATTCTCTGGACTCACTTATAATCAAATTTGTGAATCAATAAAATTGAAAACAAGATTCGATTATATTAAAAAAGATATCGCTTTAACTCCCATCGATCAAATTATCATAGATACACGCGAGCAAAAGCCTTTTAAATTTAAGGACAAAATTGTAATTGATTCTAAATTAGAATACGGGGATTATTCTGTACATCCTAATAATAAATTAGCTGTAGAACGCAAAAGTCTTGTTGATTTGTTCGGTACTTTGAGCGGCGGGAGGGAGAGGTTTGAAAAAGAAATTCAACGCGCTAAAAAAATGAATGGTTATATTGTTGTCGTAGTCGAGTCTACTTTAAATAATATGATGTATCAGAAACAAAAGTTCTCGAAGGCTTCTGGAGATTTTATTGCCCATAATATGCGCCAAATTTTAAGAAGTTATGATAATATACAATTTGTATTTTGTGACGGACGTGAAGACGCACGTAATAAAACCGTTCATATATTAGAAATGGATGAAATGGCTTTTAATATAGATTTACAATATTATTTTGACACAACATGGCACTAATTGTAGGAAATCAAAAAAAATCTAAGCCATTAGCTAACGTTAATCAAGAGTTACTCGATTTAAAAGGAGACTTGACCGATGAAGAAGCGCGGATTAGCCTTGCCAAATTTCTAAGATATAATCTTGGTTTTACTACAGAACTATCTTTAGGTTTAACATTAGAAGCTTATCAAGAATTAACACTCAATTCTTTTTTCAATAGAAATTATTGCATGTTAATATGGGGTCGTGGTGGCGCAAAAAGTTTTTGCGCCGCTATTTATTGTATTCTTAAATGCATGCTAGAGCCTGGGACTAAAATACTTATTGCGTCTATTAATTTTCGTACGAGTCGCCGCGTTTTCAATGAAATCGAAAAATTTCTAATGTCTCCAGAGGCAGCTCTCGCGCGACAGTGTTTTGGTTTGAAAAGCAAGCGTAATGACCAGTACGAATGGCAAATTAATGGCGGTAGTATTACAGCTATCCCGTTAACTGGGGAAAAAATCCGTGGTATTCGTGCTAACGTGTTGATTCTAGACGAGTTTTTACTATTACCTCCAGATATTATTGATAATGTTCTTATACCCTTCCTAAGTTCCCCAAGAGATGTAGGTGAACGTATTCGTATTAGAAAATTAGAAGATGAGTTGCTTAAAAAAGGATTATTACATCCTGATAATAGGCACATATTTGAAAATACATCTCAAATGTTATGTTTGAGTTCGGCCAGTTATACTTTTGAGCATTTATTTCGCGTGCATCAACAGTGGTCTAGTTTAATAGAGACTCCAGATGAACAGGGATCAAAAGAAGGCGAACTTCCAGGAACATATTTTATTTCCCAATTAAGTTATGAAGCGCTACCGCCACATATGGTAGATCAAGGAGCAATTCAGGTAGCCCAAAGTGGGGGGAGTTCTCACCACTCATTTCTTCGTGAATATTGCGCACGTTTTATTGACGGCGGAGATAGTTATTTCTCCCCCAAAAAGATGCATGTATGTACTATCCCAGACGGCGAATATCCCACTACAAAAGTAGTCGGAGATAGTGACAAAAAATATATATTATCAATCGATCCGAACTTTAGCTCCTCTAAAAAGATGCATGTATGTACTATCCCAGACGGCGAATATCCCACTACAAAAGTAGTCGGAGATAGTGACAAAAAATATATATTATCAATCGATCCGAACTTTAGCTCCTCTAAAACTGCTGACTATTTTGCAATGAGTGTTATAGAGCTAGATGAAGAAAAAAAACAAGGTGTTCTTGTTCATGGCTATCAGGCAGCTGGATCTTCGCTACAAGACCATATTAAGTATTTTTATTATTTATATAAAAACTTTAATATTAATTTAATTGTAATTGACCATGCTGGTGCAGATACTTTTATAGACGCAGTTAATAATTCTGAATACATGAAAGGTCTTAATCGTAAAATTGGTTTCATAGACTTTGATTCTGATAAAGAGAATGAGGATTATACTGCGATGGTAAAAGATTGCGCGCGTCAATATAATAAAGATTTTGGAACGATTTGTGTGAAACAATTTTTTACCTCGGCATTTTTGGGTAGAGCTAACTCCTATCTTCAAACTTGTATTGATCATAAAAAGATTTGGTTTTCCTCTCGTGCAAGCAATCATCCAGATATTGTTGAGAATATATTCTCAATGAATCTTCCGATGGAATATATTTACCCTAGAGGTATCGGTGAAAAAGCCGATAATGAATATGAAACAAAAAAATTAACAGTAAGAGAGTTTATAGAACAGCAGGATTTTATTATACAAGATACTAAAGATCAATGCGCAAACGTAGAGGTGAGTACTACTTCCAGAGGAACCCAAAGCTTTGATTTACCGTCACATTTAAGAAAATCAACTAGCATTAATAGGGCTAGAAAAGATAATTATACCACTCTTATGTTGGGGAACTGGGGGGTTAAAATTTATTTTGATTTAATGGCTCCAGAGAATTTTATTAAAAAAAATGTACAATTCGTTGCTGAACTTATCTAATAAATAAGATTTTGGTGTAATAAACTATTATAATAAATTATGGCGAGCACTAAAAATGTAAAATTCCCAGAGCCAGAGATGATTGAAGGTTCGGTAAAATATAATGATTCTATTGAAGTAAAGGCTAGCCGTGGAGACTCCACTTCTTCTGTTCGTAGGAATCGTTCTACAACTATTTCTAGAACTGATAAGTATTCTAATATCGAAGGTGGCGTAATACCGTTCACTTATGGTGGTGGGCATGGTAGGTATAATTCTAATATTAGTATTCGTGACACTATTATTCTCTGTCAAAAGGCGTATTATAATTTTTCAATTTTTAGAAATACAATTGATTTAATGACAGAGTTTAGCTGTTCACCGATTTATTTTACTGGTGGAAACGAGCAATCTCGTAAGTTTTTCCAAGCATGGGGCGATAGAGTTAACCTGTGGAAATTACAGGATATGTTCTTTCGTGAATTTTATAGAAGTGGTAATGTATTTTTATATAAATTAAATGCTGCTTTTACAAAGCAAGACATGCGCGTTATTTCGGATCTAATTACTACAGAGGCGCGCACGGGCGAAGTTCCTATTCGCTATATAGTTTTAAACCCCGCTGATATTCAAGCTATTGGATCGGCATCTTTTATTAGTCCAAAATATATTAAAATATTAAATGATTTTGAAATGCAAGTTTTAACTAACCCTACTTCTGAAGAAGATAAGGCATTATCAATGCGGGTTAAAAATATTAAGGACTTACAGGATAAAACTAATCTTAGTATGACTAATCAATATATGGTTTTTGAATTAGAGCCAGAAAGGTTTATTCCAGTATTTTATAAAAAGCAGGATTACGAACCATTTGCTATTCCGATGGGTTTCCCAGTTTTAGAGGACATTAACTGGAAGCAAGAGTTAAAGAACATGGATATGGCTATTAGTCGTACAATCCAGCAAACCGTACTGCTTGTCACGATGGGTAATGACGAAATCGGTATGCCGACAAAAGAACAGATCGGAACACTCAGAAAAATATTTGAAAATGAGAGTGTTGGCCGTATTCTTGTTACAGATTATACTACTAATATTAAATTTATTATTCCAGAAATCGGACAGATTCTTGATCCTAGAAAATATGAAGTTGTAGATCGTGATATTCGTTATGGTCTTAATAATGTACTTTTTGGTGAGGAAAAATACGCTAATACTAGTACTAAAATAGAAGTATTTCTTTCGCGTTTAAAGCACGCGCGCGAGACTTTTATGAATGAGTTTTTAATTCCAGAAATGAAGAAAATCAGCAAGGATTTGGGTTTTAAAAATATTCCGACCCCAAGATTTAAAGATGCTGATTTTAAGAGCGATGCAACTTTAACTCGTACTTACTCTAGACTCATTGAACTTGGGGTATTAACTCCAGAAGAAGGTCTTACGGCAATTGATACTGGACGTTTACCACTTCCAGACGAAAGTATTAAATCTCAAAAAGAATTTATTAAATTACAGGACGAGGATGGGTTATATCGACCATTATTGAATAAACCCGCTGGAACTCCTGGAGGTCCACCTATGCCACCCAAACCTATCTCAGCACCAAACCCTGGAATTTCTGGACCCACGGGTCGGCCAGCGGGAACTGGCACTCCGCAAACAACTAAAACTCCTGGAAAAATCGGTATAAAAGCTAGTGAGAGTAAACCCCAAGTAAATGCCGACCTTGTTTCTAAAAATTTAATGAAATTTGATCAACTTGTAGAATCAGTCGGGACTTATTTAAAAGAAAAATATAGCAAAAAAAATCTTTCGAAAGAACAGAAGGAAATTATTAAGACTGTAGCTGAAACTATAGCTACTAATGAAAACCCAAAAGATTGGTCGAATAAAATTGAAAATTATATTAACAAACCAGTAGAAATAACTGTAAATATGAATGAGATTCAAGGCATTGCTGAAGAATATGGTATAGATTATAAAACGGCAATTCTTCTTTACCACAGTAGAATTGAATAAATTATGAGTAAGAGTTTAATACGAAAAAATCAATTGCATCCAGATATCTCTGATTTAATCGGTGATTATGGTAGTAATTTTTTCGTAACTCCTAGTCAACTAAATTCTGGAGTTAATAGTATACAAAGTGTTTATATTACTGGATTTCAGAATGTATCTGGTGTTAAAAATTTTAATAATAGACCTACTTTTAGTGGTATAGGATTAGCTACTACAGGTGATATTATTTCGTCCTCAATTCAACCATTAAAAAATGGACAAGACGTCGTAACTTTCTTAAATGCTACCTATTTTCCATCTCAATATGCTACTATAGGTTTAAGTATCCCGTCCACTCTATTAGAATTAGGTACAAGTTATTCAAATGTTCCATATGTAGTTACAGTGCAGCAAAATGAATCAACTTCTATATCTAATTTATTATTAAAAAGTGGAAATAACACTGTAAGAACTATTACTACACCAATCGTCGGAACTACCACGTATACTATAACCCCAGAGTTATTATTAAAAAATACTTCCACTTTAACAGCATCATTAACAGTAAATAATAATGGATCTATTTCTAACCCTAGTAGTTCAGTAGAAGTTATTTTTGTAGCCCCCAGCTGGAAAGGGCAGGGAGCTAACGGACTTACTAATGGCGTACAAACAATGACAAAATATTTAAATACAAAAGCAAATAGAACATTTCGTTTTGATACCACAAATAATCATTTTTATTATGCATATCCAAGCGGATGGGGTCCATTATCTTCTATTATAGATCCAAACAATTTTCCTATTACCACTTCATTTTCAAGTACAACGGTTAATTTAATTTTAGCTGATAGCACGCCATATCCATATAGAATCTATCAATCAATTATTGCTTCTACAAATCCAAACTTTAATATAACGTTTAACTTTTAATTATGGGAATACCACTTTCAACAAATTTTAATCTTACAGCTGGTATACCTCTAGATTCTAGAGTGGTCGTATCAGATATAACCCAAAGAGATAATTTAGTTACGAATTCAATATCATATGTAGGAATGATTGTTTTTGTTACTAGTACTAATCGACATTACTATCTTAATACAAATAATATATGGGATGATATCGGTGGCGGTGATTTTGTTTATACAACTGGTAATCAAAAAATAAGTGGCAGCAAATCTTTTCAAAAAAATTTGTATTTTACTGGTGGTAGTCAATTTTTATATTTTGGAGAGTCTAGTGGAACTGCTGATTATGGTACAATAATGTATGTTAGGAGTGGAAGTGATCCATTTTCAACTTTTACAATAATGAGAGGTGGTACGAGTCCAGCTCATAGTTATGGTATAGTATTTGAAGGAGGGGACAAGAATACAAAAAAGGGGTATCTAACGTCTGGCACGAGTACATTATCTACTGGATATCAGTATGCAACTTTAGACTGGGTTAATAGACAATTGTTTAAAAATTGGAATTTTGATGATCGCCCCACCGTTAATGGAATTGGGGTACTTTTACAGGGCGAGGCTACTGCCGGAGGCTCAATAGCTAATATTGTTTATACGACTGGTAATCAGAATATTAATGGTGAAAAAACTTTTAATTATATAAACACTATTATTACAGGAATAGATTTTAATGGTGAAGTATTTGCAAGGGAAAATATAGAAGCTCTACGTTTCGTATCCGTGCAAAATCCTAATAGTTATATTTATTGGAATGGATTGCGTTGGGATTTATATTCTGATACTGAATATTATGTAGTATATTACAATAATAATTTTAGTTTACAAGGCCCATGGATTTCTGTAGATGATCCTGCTATTCAAGAAGAATACGTTTATCCAATTTTGACGTCAACTAATTCGTACTTTAAGACTAAAGATTTTAATATTGAGTTAAAAAATAAAAATCTTATTTTTAAGGATAGTTTTATATCTGGTGCTAAATTTTTATCAAGACCTACTTTTAATCAAATACCCGTTGCTTTAAGCGGAGAAGGTTTATCGATTAGAAGTTCCAAAATTAATGAGACGCTCTGGGCTTTAAATACCTTTGACACATCAAAATTAGGAAGTTGGGACGGCAATGAGCCCAATACTTGGCAATTTTATGATTTGAGTTATAGTGGAAATAATTCTTTATTTCCATTCTTCCCTTATACATATTTCGGTGGTATACAAGAGTATCGTGGATATACTTGTCAACAATTACCTCAATACCCATTCCTCTCAAACGGTTGTACTAATAATATATATTACAGTATTGGTAAATATCATAATATTACTATTAAAACAGGACTTACTTTTGCAGTTGATGGTTTTGTATTCCATGATAACAAAGTAACTGGGGTCACCTTACCAACTAATCAAGTTTTATATTCAGATCAATCAAGTGGTTATAGAAAATACAAAGCAGATCAACCAGGTGCTACTAGAGCTAGTGGTGGAGATCAACTCGAGGGTTTATCTATAAATTTTAATATATTGAAATTAAATAATACTATTGGTTTATCTAAATGGGTAGTTTCTGGACAGGGTTCTTATTGGAATACTATTGGCGTTACCTCTTTAACATCTGGATTAAATCCTTGGGACGTTTCTTGGCCGAGTGGACTATCTATTGGCGTTACCTCCATCACTGGTTCAAAGACTTGGAGTTTAAGACTTACAAATGATAATTTATGGGATGGCGGAGATTTTAGTAGTGATTCTATTGTTACTGATACAGCAAATACTGGTAATAATCCAATTTTAGCTTTTGCCAATTATTTTACTTTATCGTCTGGTCAATTTGATGGTCGCTCAGCAACACTTTTGGGTTCTGAAGGGGTTTCTCCGAATCCTTCTAGATCTGATCATACGCATCCAATAACATTAAGTTTTCCATCACGCCCGACTGTAAATGGAACTGGGGTTCTTTTAAGTGGTGAGGCCGCACAAGTTGATCTCTCTTCGACTGTTCGTACAACTGGTAATCAAACAATTAGTGGGATTAAAAAATTTACTCAATTAAATTTTCAGCCAGTAGATCCATCGTATTCAAGTGCCCATATTAAATCTACAATGTGGGATGGAATGACAGAGGGTATAGGATTATTTAGTCTTAATGACCAAATTGTTAATTTTAATGACGGTGAAATTGAGTTATATAAAACAACTCGTTTTTCTCAACGCCCCACGTTAAATGGAACAGGCTTTCTTTTAATTGGCGAAGCGACTGCTGGAGGTGATCTACTTTTTAATGGTAATAGACAAATTAAACGTGATGGACAATTCAAAGGAATTAATCCTGGTGGCACGACAATATCAGGATTTTTAAATAATTTATTTTATCCATTCGTACAGGGCTCAATTTCTTTAAATTCGATAGCATTACAAGAAAAAGGTAAGCCCTTGGCAAGCGTTCCATTTATCGGAACAATAACATCAAATGATGATACTATAACAAATTTAAAATATAAAATCGGAGGATCTCAAGTCGGTAGTACGGTAACTAACCCAGTATCGAATTTTTCCTATTCTCATAGCCAACCTATTACGGCAACTACTACAATATCTATAGACGTTACATCAGCCAATAATGGGAATTCTAATACACTTTCAGCTTCACAAACTATTGATTTTGAAGCACCATATTATTGGGGAGTGGGAATAGCTGGATTTACTGAGGCTGACATAAAAGCCAATCTCACGAAAGTATTACAATCTAAATCTAATAAATCACATTCTTTTACGACTAGTAATGAAAAAAAATATATAGTTATTTCAAGTTCATGGGGGGCTATTATAAGTATTCTAGATCCAGCCTTATTTGAAAATATTGGTGGATGGACTTCTAGATCAGCTACTTTTACATTATTTGATAGTACACCACATAGTTATACAATATGGGAAGCAAATAATTTAACCACTAACACATTAACTTACACATTTAAATTTTAAAAAATTATGGCAGGAATACCTTTAGGATTAAACTTTGACCTCGGCTCAGCTTTACCTCTTGACAGTCGTTTAGTTGTAAATACTTTTGCAAATCTTACTAGTATTCCAAATCAATATTCGGGAATGCAAGTATATGCTGCAGATACTAAAAAATTATATTATTTAGAAAGTACTAATAGCTGGTTAGAAGTAAGCTTGTTGAATGCGTCGGTACAAACAACTGGAGCGCAAAATATTAGCGGAACAAAAACTTTTATTTCTAATATAGTTCTTTATTCTGGCGTTAACGTCACATTTAACGAAGCTACAAATGTAGTATTTTCTGGGACTCCAGTTTTTAATTCTGGAATTAATTCTAATGTTTTATTGAATACTAAAAATAGTCATTTTGATATAACTAGCGATATGAATGGTAAGATGATCCTAGTATCTGGGGCGGCTAATACTATTATTACTGGAACCATACAATTAAATTTAAATAATGGTTATAATGTTAGTATAACACAAATGGGTAGTGGTCAAGTATTTATTACTGGAGTAAATTTAATAGATATAAAACAAAAATTTAATTTATATTCTACTGCTGGTCAATATTCTGTAGTATCTTTATTACATTATGGATCTAATAAATATTTATTATATGGGGATCTTGCTTAATATGTATGTTCAATAATTATGCTGCACATATTGGAATTTTAACTAACGCTGGTCAACGAATTATTACAGCAACGGTTAAATGGAATTTTAATAATTTAACAGTATTAGGATTCGGTAATGATACCAGTAATAAAGAAGATAGGCCAAGAATTAATTTTTGGAGAAATGACGGTGACGCTCGATATGCTCAATACGTATCTGGCGGAAAGAATGTTTTATATCCTATGTCTACTGGAGATATTATTGAACCATGGGGAAATAGAAATACTGGGGAATATACTTTCCAAATACCTCTTAGTGGTACTTTATATGCTGGAATAGATTTGTTTACACATTCTTATATGTTACCAACGGGATTAAACCCACCGTTAAGTGAATGGACGACTAGAAATACTAATAATCCTAATGAAATACAGTATCAATATAGATTTAAAAATAGTGAAACTTCGAAGAATATTACTATTGAATTAGGTACTGGAGTATGTGGACAGCCAAGTATTCCAACTAGATCTCCAGGTCAAAAAATTATATATTCGGTAGATGTCAATAATTGTCCAAAATTTACTCTATTATCTGGTTTCTGGTCATTTAATACAGCTACGAATAAAGCAATAAGTAATTTTAAAATTACTTCTAATGGCACTGTTAATATTAATTGGGGCGACGATACAACACAAACAGCGGCAAGTTCTAATATTACATATAATCATAAATTTGAAAAATAATAATTTGAATACTATACTATGATTAATGTGTAATTATAGTATAATTGTATGAATCCTGCCGTTTATAATTTACCAACTGGATACCGTGGTGACACTTACGGGCCTATTACTTTTCGTTTTTACAATAGTTCGGGAAGTGGTATTAATTTGAGTGGTGTTTCTGGCGCACTGCAAGTCAGACAGGCGCAAGATTTACCAGTTGTGGCACAATGGATAACCGCTGATAGTTCAATGAGAATTAGTGGAAATACTGTAACACTTTCGCCACGTTCTGGTAATTGTATGCGCATGATGCCAGGAGTTTATTCTTATGATTTACAATTAATTTCTGGAACTTCAACTCGAACATATTTAAAAGGAACTCTTCCAATTGATGGAGATATAACTAGCCTATAGTATGTCTGATGATATTTATATTAATATAGATGATGAGCAGCCCAAACCAGTTGATGTAGTTCAAGTAGAGTTTGATAAGCAGGATGTTTATATAGACGTTCAGCAGGATTACGCGCCAGTTTTATCAGTTAATGGTCAAGTTGGATATGTAAATCTTACGCCAGAAAATTTGGGATTAAATAATATTGTTTATACCACTGGTAATCAAAATATTGGGGGCGTAAAAACTTTCGCATCGCGCCCAACAGTTAATGGAACTGGGGTTCTTTTGAGTGGAGAATCGTTGACCACAGTTCAAATTTTAAATACAACATACTCCACATTAACAGGTTTAAAAGCTACAAACAGTTTACTCAGCGGCCAATTATATAGAATTTCAGATTTTGTTCTCAAATGGAATAACCAATCAATCAACGATCAAACAGTAAAAACAGCAGCCTCTGGCGAGCCCTTAATTGTCACTGCTCTTTCTAATAATACAATACATCCCATAGCGCGATCAGAAATTTATCCTCAAGACACGGTTTATTATAATATAGATGCTACTAGTTCTTATTCTTGGGGAACTATAAATAATAATTTAGCTATACCAGACTTTAAGGGCTGGATTTATAGAAGAGTAGATAATTTTCTTAATATTGATATTTCTTATGATTGGAGAAACATAACAGTTAATTGTTGTAAACCGGATGTTAGTTCTGTGCCTAATTATTCTCCTAATGTTCAATACTCTAGATTAGATTATGTTAAAGAAACTGGCAATAATAGCAATCGCGGCAAGTTATTTTATTCTATTATAACAGGCAATTTTGGTAATGTTTTAAGTAATCATAACGCTTGGATTGAAGTATCAGATTTTGTTGAGAGCGGAACTTATTTCGCTACGGATGAAAGTTTTGGATGGAGTGCTTTGTATGACCTTGCAATATACTTACCATTCATTACTGGTTCAAGAATTCAACAACCAACCTTTGTTTCTACTCTTACTGGATTAGGAGTTTTTTATATGTATGATGTTCATGATGTAAAAATACAAGGTGGTCATAGTAATGTAATATTTGGAGCTGGTTTCTTCAACAATACAATTGAAAATGATTTTAACAATAATACAATCGGACCTAATTTTCGTGAGAATAAAATAGGAAACAATTTTGAAAATAACGTAATAGGAATCAATTTCCGAAGTAACACAATAGCAAACGGTTTCGTGCGTAATGTAATCGGACATTATATGGTAGATAATAGAATCGGAAATACTACACAGTTTAATACAATTGGATCTTTATTCTTTAATAATACACTCGGAAGCACTAATATGAGTAATGTAATTGGAAATTACTTCTCTAATAACACAATCGGAAATCAATTTCTAAATAATAGAATTGCAAATAATTTTTACGAGAATACAATTGGAGCTACTTTCTATTACAATGCAATCGGAGATTGGTTCATAAATAATACAATTGGCAGCGCTTTTCAGAGTAACACTATTAAAGATAATTTTAGATATAACACTGTAGAAGCTTTTTTTGATAATGTTAATTTTTTAAATGCAACCCGTGTGTACGGCACTTATAATACAACATTATTTAAAAACTCAGCAAACGTCAAGAGACTAAGATATTTTGATGAAAATGACCGAATAACAGTAACTAGCCCAACAGACTAAATTTATGGAAAATATATTTATAAACAAATTAAATAAACCTGGGTCAGAGGGTGTAATACAAGATAAGAAAGTATATCTAGAGAAAAAGTAAATATAGCAATTATCACTTATATATGAGTACAATTACATACGTAACAGACCAATCTTTACAAGAAATTCCAATTATATATGGAACTGGTAATCAAAGAATTAGCGGTACTAAAACTTTTGCAAGCGGAATCTTTGCACCTAATTTGATTTATATTACTGGCGCTCAAACTATTAGTGGTGCAAAAACATTTAGATATGATCAAAATCAATCTTTTATAGTCAATAACAAAAATAATAATTCTTCGCAAGGATATATAAATATTAATGAATATAATGCTAAATGGGGTTACGGATATAATTCAGTAGTTAGTAATTATTTTGGTAATACAGTAAATGGTTTTTTATTTCTTAATAATGATTTATATTCCAATAGTGATTTGTATGGAAATTATTTATATATAAATGGTATATTTGATCAAGAAGACGCTAGCAGTATATTAGAAATGCATTCGGGTTCTATTATTTTGAAGCCTAGTAATGTTTTAGGAACTGGTTATGTAAATATAGGAGATCTACCTTACGGTCCTTTTGTAGAATTACGCGTGCAGGGGAACGCCTATGCCCGCAATTTAGTTTATAATACTGGAACACAAACAATTAGTGGTACTAAAAATTTTGCAACACGTCCAACTGTAAATGGAACTGGAGTACTTTTGAGTGGAGAGGCTTCAGCTGGAACTTTTACTAATGTTATTTATACAACAGGAAATCAGACAATTAGTGGGATTAAAACTTTTGCGTCCCGCCCAATTGTTAGTGGTAGTGGATTATTATTAACTGGAGAAGCTTTGCCAGCTAAATTTATCGACTTTTTAACTCCAACGACTATAACACAATCTAATAATGCAGTAACTCAAACAATAGATATTATTAGCTCTGGCGTAAGATTGACTCGCGGTGATTGTTGTTTATTATATAATCCACTATTTGACACTCCTGGTCAAAATCCAACAAATACAGAATGGAATGCGGATGGATGGTCTGATTTATCAAACTTATCTTCAAGAACATATTTTACGTTACTTTACGTGACTCCTAATGGTGAAAATTTTGGTAATTGGATTATAGGTAAAAATCTTATAATGCGAGATACTACCACTAATAAATATTATAAATTTATATTTAATAGTTGGCAGGCTGGAGCGGGATCTAGCCCAAATTATAGAGGATTTAGTTATACAAGAACGGAAATCGGGTCTTATTATGAAGTTAGTACTTCTACTAATTTTACTAGCCGTCCTACAGTAAATGGAACTGGTGTTCTTTTAAATGGTGAAGCTTCAGCCGTAACTTTACCGACAACGATTGTTTATACGACTGGTAATCAAACTGTTAGTGGAATTAAAACTTTCGCATCACGCCCGACTGTAAATGGAATTAGCGTTCTTTTAAGTGGAGAAGCTGCAAGTTTACCAACAACAATTCTTTATACAACGGGTAATCAAATTAAAAGTGGTCGTTTGATAATTGGTGATGATGCGGGTAGCATCGTAGATCCAAATTCTCCATATACATTAAGTCTTCAAACAAATAGTCCAGCCACATGGCTAGAAATTTTAAATAATAGTGGTTCTAATAAAGGGGTATTTTTTGGAATACAAGATAATGATTTTGAACAATATAATTGGCAAGGTGGAGATATAAAATTCTTTACTTCACAAAATCCTTCGGATGGAACTGAGAGGTTAAGAATCACAAAGTCTGGAAATGTTGGTATTGGTACGAACTCCCCATCTGAGAAATTAGAAGTAGCTGGAAATATAAAAGTTACTAATAGTGGATTTTTTACCAGCGGAATTAAAGTCGGAAATAGTTCTATAATTATAACAGAAAATCGTATTGATGGTGGATATAATGCTTCGAATGGTAATTTAATATACGGGTTATTGGGAATTCAATATAGTGGTTATTTTGATAACGATCCAGAATGGTTTAAAACAGCAACTATAGAACCAATAATCAATGAATTAGTGGTAACTGGAGTCTCAGCGTCTGGAACCTATATAAGAGTTTCAAATATACTTAATCAAGGCACAAGTTATTTTCAAGGCCCAAACAGTTGGGCAATTAGATATTATAGTCAAGCCCCATTAGGAGAATCTTATTGGTATTTAAGCCCAAACTATTCTACTGGATACTTTACATCATTAGATTTAAAAACATGGAGTTTAGCACAAAATATCCCAGCTTGGAATGGTGGGGGTACATATAATATTAATGATATAGTAAGTCATGGTGGATCTAATTGGATATGTAAAGCTTATGCGCCAGTGGGTTATGGACCATTCGGTGGTTATCTAGATGGTACTGCAAATGGCACAGATTATTGGGATGAATTGCCAGCTACTCAAAATTCTACGGTAACACAAACCCAAAATTCTGAAAATAGTACTGTTTTCAACGCGGATCGCGCGCTTTTAAATGGAACCTCGTGGGAGTGGGTTGGATATTTTGTACCTCAAGTAACAGAAACTTATAATTTTTATTTAGGTAATATAGATGAAGCAGGCTATTTCTGGATGGGCGATAAGGCTTTAAATGGGTATACTACAGGAAATGCTGATCTTATTAATAATAGTAATGTACAAAATTTATTGTTAAATTCTGGACAAAGTTACCCAGTTAGATTGCAATGGGGGCACCCAATAACCCCAACTAATCTAGGTATACAATTAGGATATCAAATACCAAATTTAAGTTTTTATTCTTATGATTGGTCTGGTGTATTTTTCCACGGATCAGTTGGAAAAGGTTTTTATATTGAAACAATTAGTGGTGACGCATCTTTTGCTGGAAATGTTCAAGCCAATAGTGCCACTTTTAATACGCGCCCAACAGTTAATGGAACTGGAATTGTTTTAAACGGAGAAGTTAGTACTATACTTAGCGGGGTATTTTATACAGCTGAAGTTAACATCAAAAATAATAATGGGTCAACAATATATAAAGGGCAACCAGTTTATGTTTCTAGCGCACAAGGTTCTAATATTTTAGTTAAATTAGCTAGTAACACTGGAGAGTCAACATCTTCCAAAACTTTTGGACTTGTTAATCAATCAAGTTTGGCCCAAAATGCACAAGGAACTGTTGTCACAGAGGGGTTACTTCAAGGTTTTAACACTTCTGAGGCCGGAAATGAAGGCGATCCAATATGGTTAGGGACAACTGGTAATCTAATTTATGGGCTTACGAATAAACCTCAAGCGCCAAATCATCTTGTTTATCTTGGTGTCGTAACTCGAAAACACGCCACCCAAGGTGAAATTTTTGTTCATATTCAAAACGGTTTCGAAGTAAGAGAGTTGCATGACGCCAGAATAATTAACGAACAAAATAAAGATGTATTAATATACAATAGTGGTAGTGGATTATGGCTTAACAGGCAAATTACCACAGGTGATGTTTATGGAATTTCTAATTATGCAACCGTTAGTAATCTTGCGACTACTGGTTCGACGCTCGATACGAAAATTAATTCGTTGAGCGGAACGCTAACAGGCGGTTACGCCACGATAACAAATCTTGCGACTACTGGTTCGACGCTCGATACGAAAATTAATTCGTTGAGCGGATATGTAACTGGCGTTACTGGTACATTCGGCGCAAGCGTTAACGCTCTTAATACTTACGCAGTACTAACTACTGGTAATCAGACTATAAGTGGAATTAAAACTTTTACGACTGGTATTGATATTGTTAATGGAATAA